GGCGAAACTGTTCAAGAAAGACAGAGTTTGTCTAAAGCACTTCGTCCAAAGGCAGATAATTAATGCAACATTTTTACGACGGACAAATAAGAAGATATCTTACGCAAATGATGCGCATACTAGCAAACTTTCCTGTACAAGACGGAAAAGGTGTGCAAAAAGATGTTCCAGTTACTTACGGCGATTTAACACGCCAAGTTGCTAATATTATTAGAGAAAACAGTGAAAACAAATTACCTAGTGCGCCGCGAATTGCTGTGTACTTAACTGGACTAGAACTAGACAAAGATAGACTAACAGATTCAACATATACTCGCAAAACTAATATTAGAGAACGTGCATATGATAGCGAAGCAGGAGAATACTTAAACACACAAGGTAAGAATTATACAGTCGAACGTTTAATACCAACTCCATACATGATGCGCATTAATGCAGATATCTGGACAAGCAATACAGATCAAAAATTACAATTGCTAGAACAAATATTAGTATTGTTTAATCCTAGCTTAGAAATGCAAACTACCGACAACTTTATTGACTGGACAAGTATCAGTGTTGTTAATTTAGAAAATGTACAATGGTCAAACAGAAGTGTACCTGTTGGTGTAGACAGTGAAATAGATATTTGTACTATGACATTTAGTATTCCTATCTATATCAGTCCACCTACTAAAGTACGAAAAATGGGAGTAATTACTAATATTATTACAAGCATGTTTGACGAAACACTGGGTGATATTGAAAGTGGAGTTAGTGCTCCAGTGCTTAATGCATACGACGATTCGCCAAGAGCAGGAATTACAGAAAACGAATTTGGTAGAAAAGCTATATCCGACACTGCTGCTGAAATGGCAAATGTCAACTACAATACATACGGTGCATTTGTAAGTGGCAACAATGCGCAATTATTTTCCAATGGTATTGTTGGTAATAAGAATTGGAGAGAAATTTTTGAAGCGTTGCCGGGCACATATGCTGCTGATGTAAGTCGTATATATTTCACTAGTCAAGATAATTCTAAAACTGTTACAGGAACGTTTACACTAAGTCCGTTTGATGAAACAACAATATTAATAAACTGGGACACAGATAGTTTTCCAAGCGACACTGTAATTGCAGGACGTACAAGTATAGATTATATCATTGACCCTACTAATTACAATCCTACTCCAATTAAAACACCTGGTGTGAGACTATTGCTATTAGACGATGTTGGTAATGCAGATGCTACTGAATCACCAACAGCATGGCAAAACACAGATACTACTGCAACCGTTGCAAGTGCAAATGATATTATCGAATGGGATGGTTCTAAATGGAATACAGTATTCGATGCAAGTGCTGCTACTGATGTCACATACACTACTAATTTAAATACAAGCGTACAGTATCGATTTAATAACGACGAATGGTTATTAAGTATCGATGGCGACTACCCTGTAGGAACTTGGCGTGTTGAACTAGCAGGATAATTGTCCAAATAGCGTGTATTAAGACATACTCGTCTGCTAATTATATGTATGAACAATCGTATTACATGTAGCGGTGCGCTATTTTACACACTAGATACAAATAGATTTTTATTTCTGCACAGGGCGCAAGGCAAGCGTAATAATTTGTGGGGACTCGTTGGCGGCACAAACGAAGGTGCCGAAACTCCGTGGGAAGGTTTAAAAAGAGAAATTGAGGAAGAAATTGGATTTGTTCCTGATATTAAAAAAACACTTCCTTTGGAAAGTTTTATTTCACCTGACAGTAGGTTTTATTTTCATACATATCTTTGTGTTATTCAAGAAGAATTTATTCCTAAACTTAATAATGAACACGATGGATATGCTTGGTGCAGTTTTACTAAGTGGCCAAAACCGTTGCACCACGGCTTGCGCAACACACTTCAAAGTAAAATTAATCTTACTAAGCTAGATACTGTATTTCAAACTATAAATCTTCTTGACAAATAACTCAAAAGAAAGTATAATAGCGTTATGAAAGTATTAATTATTGGCGACATAATAATCGACAAATATATCTATGGAACAAGCACACGTTTAAGTCCTGAGGCTCCTGTGCCTGTAGTAGCACAAAAACATGTTGTAGAAACTACAGGCGGCGCAGGGCTTGTTTACGAAAACTTAAAAAGTCTCGGTGTTGATGTTGAGCTGTTTGAGTATGCATCTAAAAAATGTGTAAAGACTCGTGTTATGTGTGACGGACATTATGTTACACGCATAGACGACGATCATTATGCAGACGGCGTTGAAGTTTGCAACACAATTCTTCGCAACGACTTTAGCAAATACGAGTATGTAATCCTAAGCGATTACAACAAAGGTGTATTAGACGAGTCTATTAAGATTATCGAACATCTTAATAAATTTGGATGCCGTGTAATTGTTGATCCTAAGTCACATGCAGAAAACTACGAAGGTGCATGGTTAGTTAAACCCAACGAAAAGGAATTTCAAGAATACTTCCTTAATTGGCACGGTAATATTATTACAACAAGAGCAGGCAAAAGTGTTGTTGCTAAGATCGACAATGAAGTTTATGAAGTAGATGTTGACACTGTTGAAGTTAGTGATGTAACTGGTGCTGGAGACTGTTTCCTAGCTGCATTTGTTTATGCCCTTACAAAAGATTATGATTACAAAAAAGCAATTGAACTAGCAGTTAAAGGCTCACGCGAAAGTGTTCAGCACACGGGCACGTATACGCTTGCTGTAAGCGACTTGGAAGAAAGAGTAGTGTTTACTAACGGAGTGTTTGATATACTGCACAAGGGTCATTTTGAGCTCTTAGCAGAAGCACGTACACTGGGTGATAAACTAATTGTAGGCATTAACAGCGATGCTAGTGTAAAGCGTCTTAAAGGCGAAACTAGACCTATTAACAACCAAATGAAACGTATCAGTCAATTAGAAATATTGCCGTGGGTAGATCAAGTAATCGTGTTTCACGAAGATACACCTTACGAATTAATTAAGGAATTAAAACCGCATGTTATTGTTAAAGGCGGCGACTATACAGTAGAACAAGTTGTTGGACACGACTTAGCAGATGTACATCTAGTACAAACTGTAGAAGGTTATTCAACAACTGGCATTATAGAAGCAAGTAAATAAGAGAATTATGGAGAATTTTAATAAATGACCAATGATGTATTTGTATTTGATGACATTGTGCCAGAGTGGTTATATGAGTCTATTAAAAAAAATATTTTATCAATACCAGTAACGTGCCAACATCATGGCATTGGACCTGATGTAGGTCACTCTTTTTTTAGTAAAATATGGCCGTTATTTGGATTACACGAAATTCCGTGGGAATACAAAGCAACATTTGCTGCACTTAATGATTCTAGAAATAAATTGAGCAAAGAAGACGAAGTATTGCCATTGCACTTAATTCAGTGTCAACTTAATCTAACTACAAAAACCTTAGTAGGAGGAGTACATGCAGATATGGGGCCTCCGGCATGGACCATGGTGCATCTTATTTCTGGTGACACTGGCATGGACTTCTGGACTGATTATCCCGATAACGGTGGCAGAAAAATATGCGAAGTAGATTATAAAGATAACCGTTGTATCATATTTCCAAGTGATATATGGCATCGAGGAATTCCCACAATTGATGTCGAGCCTCGTATAACTTTGGGTTATATATTTGGTGGGCCGCCGCAGAGCCAGCACGAACACGATAACAATATAATAAGTCCTATATTTAAAAAAGATTGGAGTAACAAATTAATGAAAACAGCTGAGAGAAACAAATGAAAATATTAGTTACTGGACATAAAGGATTTATTGGATCGAACATTGCATTATATTTGCAATCGCAAGGACACGATGTAGAAGGTTGGGAGTGGGAACCTGGTATTATTCCCAGTACAGAGGATTACGACTGGTGTATACATACAGGTGCTATTAGTAGTACAACATATACGGATGTAAATCAGATACTAGAACAAAACTTTGAGTTTACTGTAAGATTAGCACAAGTGTGTGAAAACTTTGGTACTAATTTACAATACGCTAGTAGTGCTAGTGTTTATGGACCCACTGAACACTTTACAGAAAATGGTCCATTGCTCCCGCAAAGTCCTTATGCTTGGAGTAAGTACCTGTTTGATAGATTTTTAGGTCAATTTCAAGACGAGTTTGAAATTATTATTCAAGGATTCCGTTACTTTAATGTTTATGGACAAGGCGAAGAACACAAAGAAGATCAAGCAAGTCCAGTAAGTAAATTCACACATCAAGCAAAAGATTTAGGGGTTGTGACATTATTTGAAGACAGTGAAAAATATCTAAGAGATTTCGTATGTGTCGACGATATATGCAAACTACATGAAAAAATGTTCGAAGTGACTCAATCGGGAATTTTTAACGTGGGCACAGGTGTTCCTGTAAGTTTTGATACTGTTGGCAGAACAATTGCTAAAAAGTACAATTCAGATATTAGGTATATTCCTATGCCAGAAAATATTAAGTCGCAATATCAAAAGTATACCTGCGCAAACTTAACTAATTTAAATAGTGTAGTAGATATGCAATGGACAAATGTAGAGGATTATATAAATGCAAGAACCAACTAGATTACAAGGCGTAGTACCCAAAGGTTGGGGATACGAACTTATTTGGGCCACTAACGATAAGTATTGTGGTAAAATTATGTTTTTTGAAAAGGAAGGCGCCCAATTCAGCATGCACTTTCACCGAGAAAAGGACGAAACATGGTTTGTAAACACAGGTAAATTCAAAGTACAATGGATTGACACTGATACTGCTGGGCTATATGAAAAAGAATTAAATGAGGGTGATGTTTGGCATAATCCTCCGCTACAGCCACATAGGTTGATTTGTCTACAAGGCAGTTCTAGCATTACCGAAGTTAGCACAGCTGATAGTGTAGAGGACAATTACAGAGTTGCTCCAGGTGACAGTCAACGGTCAAAGGAAAAAAATGGCTAGGAGTGTATTAGACAATGCGTTTGTAAACAATACTAATCAAATTAATGATAGTAGCATTTACAACAAACCGGTAATAGGCCTGGATCGAGATGGTGTATTGAATGTCGATCTTGGAACATATGTTACCACTCCTATGATGTTTGATCCTATACCGAGTAGTTTAGAAGCTGTTGCATTATTGAGGTCTAAAGGTCATAGGATAGCAGTTATTACCAATCAAGGAGGAATCGAAAAAGGCTTGATGACTCCAGCTGATGTAGATGCAGTAAATAATAGAATGCTCGAGTTACTGGGACAAGCAGGCTGTCCTAGTATTGATGCCATCTACTATAGTGCCAGTAGTCGTAAGAATGACATGTATGCTAAACCAAATATCGGAATGTTTAAGCGATGTGAGAAAGAACATCCGTATATTAAATTTTCAAAAGGTTTTTTTGTTGGTGACAAACTTAGTGACCTAAAAGCCGCCTTCAAAATAGGTGCTAGACCTATACTGGTTAGAACTGGGTACGGCCTAGAAACCGAAAAACAATTAAACAAACACGCATACAAACAGATTAAAAAACAAACACTTGTGTTTGATAATCTTTGGGAGTTTGCACAAGCCCTTTAGGCTTGTGCTTCGCCCCATCTTAGAATAATATTTGCATCAGTTGCTGCGCCGCCAACTTTATATACGTTAAGTGCTAGTACATCTGGACCATTTGGATATGTTCCTCTACCACCTAACGGTGTATTAGTAAGTTCTTTCAACTGTGACAAGTCTAAACTAGCACGTTCTCCAGGTGTAGCAATGAATGAAAATACTGTTTCTCCAGGCTGTGCATACGGTGGTTGTACAAACGTAAATTCTACTGTACCTGTGCCCACTGGGAGTGTTCCAGTAAACGCATTATTAAACTGCACTTCATAGTACTCTGTGCCGCCGAAGTCTAACAAGTTTACACTGTTAACCAATGTGTTTGCAGGGAATGTAACACTGCCGCCGTTGGATAGTTCTGTACCGATTCCTGCACCTGATATTTCAAAACTTGCTTTATCAAAATATGCAAAGTTTCTGTTAACCAACGCTTCATTAGCAGTTAAGACTGAAAACGCACTTCCAGTGCCGGCACTTGTTTGACCTTGGGTTCTTCGACTTAATCTAAAATAACCATAACTGCCACTGATATACACATCAGTGATAGTAGTATTTGCATCAATGTTAGAACCTGTAATAGTTTTACCTAAAACTGGCGCCCTAGATGTAGTTCCGAATGTAGTTTGATAATCTGCTGTATCAATGTATACGTAATCTCTATTATTTGGACTGTTGTATATGCCTGAATTAATATCTGCACTAATTGCACTTTGAGCTGTAGCTGTTGCAGTTGTTGCAGCATCACCTGTTGACCAGTTAACACTACCACCTGAAGCAATTTGTGCAAAACTTGGCTGTCCACCTTGTGCAACACCACTTAGTCCTGTCCAGCCAATGTCTGCTGGATTTAATGGATAGTTTTGCGGATTAAGAATTCCTTCAACAACAATGCCACCCGTAATATCATTAGTTCCGTCAGTGCCATCTGATGTAACTTCAATTCCTTGTAGTAGTAACTGCGCTCTGTTTAGTAGTTCTCTTTCACCTAAATCACCAATAAGTGCATTTGATACACTTGGTGCCAATCTAATTAAGAAAGCACTTTGTTTAGTAGTACTAACGTTTACTTGATTTTCTGCGTAGGAGAAAATATAACCTCTATCATCATCAAACATACCATCTGTAATAAACGCACTACCCCAGTGACTAATCAATGGTGTAATTGTTTGAGATATTAATACAACGCCGGTTCTGTCAGTGTGCGTTGTTGCTATACCTGCTGTATAACTGCGTGTTGCTCCTGCTTGGAAATTTGTAAATGTTGCACCACGAGTTACACCTGTTAACGTATTAGTAGTTTTATTGTTACCGGTAAACGTCATAATTTCGTTGTCAACATAAACTGTGCCATAGTCCGGGAAGAAACTACTATCTGTTAATGGTATTGTAACTTGACTTGCATCGAGTGCTGCTGCAAGTTTGCCACTCGGTCCTTCATTACTAACTTCATAACGCACAGGCAAGTTACCTGAACGCATAAACGCTTCTGTGTTTACGTTTGAGTTACGCATTCTGTGTGCAAATACAAAGTTACCATCTGCACCACGTAGCATAAAGTCAATGAAACCTGCACCGTACCAACTGTATTGAATGCCGATCATCTGCATCTTAGCAATGTCAATATCGTAACCACTTGGGCCAGTGCCGTCTAGTTTATCTAAGTTAAAGTCTGATTGTTTTACTTTTTTATCAACT